CCCCCGTTACCAACTTAGATCATGCAAATTTCTCACGATCCCAAACCCTTTGACCCTAACACTTTCTAAAATTCTGACCCCTCACTTTCCTCATACCGTTGGTGCTCATACTGTATGGTTTGAGACATCATTGTGAACAAATCTTGATTCTCGGTGTATAGGAAGTTCATTGCTCGCGGAGGTGCAGTTTGTAACCGTGAATCCGCCACATCTAATTGTTTGGTTATCTCTTCCTTTGTTGCCCCCATGGCAATCTGCATTTCATCGGTGACAACTCTCTGCAATTCTACTGCCAAGCCTGGACCCAGCTCTGCTTTATGTTCTCTCAGCCAAATATAGTAATGTGGCAGCAATCTTCGTTCTTCAGAAGTGACAGCCCCATTTTTAAAAAACAAGTTCAACACCCGCTCTTTCATTAGATGGCCTAACTGCATTTGTGAGATGATTTGTGTGTTAGCCTTCCGGGCTCTCCTCTTGTACCCCATGGCTCTGACAAATCTTATTCCATCTTCTTCATTGGCCATTGCTTCCTCTATTCCATCAAACCCAATTACAGGGCTCATGTTAGCAGTTGGGCCACCATCATGTTCTTCTTCCTCTTGTTCCATCATGTCCGCCCATGACATCCCCTCCATAGTTTCTATTGGGGCAAAGGTCAAGGGGCCTTCCTCTTTGATTTTACTCATTTCAGTCATAAAAAGCTGATTGACATCCATGTCGGTCAATGCTTCGTAATCAATCACCGAGACTGATGTGCCAGCCATTGGCATCACATTTCGGTTAATGTTGAACACTTCTTCGTCAATTTCGTCCATGACTTGTAAATACTCCACTATCCTTCCTTTGTCTGAGCTTGTTTGTGCTAGAACAACTTCAAAGTTCACATCATTTCTAAAAAACCCTGTGCAGTCTCTGTCAGTTAGAGACGGTAACCTGTAATTATAAAACCAATCTTCATTACTCATGATCCTTGACAACCTAATTCCTCTGAACCAAAAAGACTCATCGAATCTCGCACCTTTTGGACAGCTCGCAGGATAGTAATTTCCTGGGAAATGACACAAAGTGGCTGTTCTCTCATCTCTCTGTTTCAGTGTGACAAACACAGCTCCTGTCTTCTCATTTGTGTCACTAACCACCTTGAACGAATCTAAATCTTGCAACCTCAGCCTCTTGTACGCCGGACTAATGATGATGTTCAAGCAGTTGTGTGGTGCTCCTTTGCTATACGCCCAGTCCAGTCTTTTGCCTGATGCAGTTAAGTACAAATCGCCGCGCACGACCCTCCGATTTGTGAAGAAGTTTGCTCTTTCAAATCCCAATAGACCGCATAGCTCGTTCAGGGACATTAAAAGAGTTTCATGGTCGACAACTTCCCGACACAGGAGAGAGTGCTGGCCATTTTTAATCTGCAAATTGAAGGTGTTCTTACCTGCATTAACAAGCATATCCAGATCTCCGGACCAAGTGACATTTCCTCTCGAGTCAATTTGTCTCTTTTGTTTCTTCAAATAAGTGTAATTCAGTGTGTTCCATGATAGCAGCTTCTCCTTTAGCTCATCAGCTGGTAGAACTTGGGTGGCAAGATAAATGATGACTTTCTTTGTTTGGAAATCAAATCCAGAGAGGCTTCTGATTGTTCTAATTGTTGTTTGGCACCATGAGACCAACAGTGTGCTGCCAAGCCGGGTTGAGCTTAGTATTTCTGAGGGTCCTGTCAATAAACCCTGAGACTCCATCAACTTTAAGTTGCAACAAAATTTCAATGTCTCAATCTTAAAATCTTGCCTGTTGGCTAGCTGGTACTCCTCAGGGTCTATTCCAAGGTCCACAACCATCTCATTGTTCGGCAAGTGACTGAACCTTTTCAGGGAAATTAAGGTGTTGTGGAGGGACTGTGTGCTTGGTCCATTGGCAAACGCCTGGATTTTAGATGTCTGTGAATTTTTGTAGATTTTCGTCATGTAGAAGAATAAATCCATTGGTCTCACATGTTTCTCTCTACATTCTGACAGGAAGTTATCATAACTTGACAGATCAAAGTTTAATAGACTTCTGAACTCATTCACATCCTCCTTCGAAGAAAGTTGGGAGAGCCCAAATGATGTTTCTAGAATGGATTTTAGGGAATTATTGAAATTGTAGTTAAAGTTGTTGACAACCCAAGTTCTTACAGCCTGGGAGAATTTCTTCCCCGATTCTCTTTTCAGACCAAACTTCCCAACAAATTGTTTTATGACCTCAAAGGAATTTCTCTGTGGGAAGATAACATTGAGCATGGAGTCAACTGGGAAGTTTGCTTCCTGTGCTTTTAGGAGGCCCCACCTTAGAAATTCCGAGTAGGTGACCTTGACTGGGTCTTCTAGCTCCTCAGCCACCCCTAATGTTAAATCAACTGCTTGGATTCCATTGGGCTTTCTCATTTCCCATGCCTTTGCTGTCTCAAATGCTGAAAGTCTTCCTAAGTAGATGGCTGGAGAAGTTCTTCTCAAAGCTTCTGCAGCACCCTTTGTTAGAAGTTTTGACTCAATCACTTTAAGACTTTCTTCCACTGTCTCAGGCCCTCTAATAAGGAGAAATGGATTCTCCTGGAAAAATTGATCAACTTGAACAGGATCTATTCCTAGCCTTCTCCGCATTGAGGCTAGTTGCTTCACTAACCCCTGGCGGATTCCAAAATGATCCTTTTTGAGTAGCATATGGTCATCATCATCTGGAAAGGCCTCCCCTATTTCATCTCTGGTTAGAGGAGTGAAGAGCAACTGCTTCACAGCCATGGGTGTCTCAGGGTTTGTCAGGGACAAGTAATTGTGAAATTCAGGCCCAACAATGTCTTGAAGATCTACGTCATAGAAAGGGTACACACCGAAGTCATATGGGATCATCTCCTTGCCAACTTGGAAGATTGACTCGACATCATTTGTCATCCCTTTCCCAGTCCTGAATATCTGTGTGAAATGATCCATGTTTAGGATATGAGCTAACCCACAAAGAACTGATGACCCTCCGTTCTCTCGGAGTTGCCTAACCCTTCCATAGGCTTCATTAACAAACACAGAACAAGAAGAAGTAGAGACCATATCGCAAGCTGCCAGAGAAAACTTTATGGTTGGGGAAAGGGTCTCAAGATTGGCCATAAAAGCTGAGTTTAGTTCATAAATTACATTACCTGCTGCTGACTTCACAGACAATTCCATTGAATGGAGCCTTTCTGCAGCATGCGCGCATTGTTCAAACAGCATGTACTGTGCATATGCCTCAGGGTAGCTCATGTCAATCCCAATCATGTCCCCCTTATCATCAGACCCGACCCGGGTCTTCCATCTTATCCTGCATTCCTGATCCAGCTGCTTTAAGCAAACCTCAAACAATTTGTCTCTTAAGCTTTGACATGATAGTGCCAAAACAGTTGAATTGTAGTGGGGAATCCCTTGGCACATGTTTGAATGGTTCCGGAAGTACGGCACACCATCGGACAAGAACTTGTCCTTCGCCTTTTGAAGCCATCTTTGGTCATGTTTTTCTTCTGGATGTTTCATCCACATTTCAGTGAGTTTCCTTGGGTATTCAATCATCTTATTGGTGTGCTTCAAAAATATGAAGTAGGCCAAATTCTTCATGTGAGGCATGTCCTTAAACAAATCTGTATATATGCTACAGAATATAGTTGGAATGTACTTTTGTGCCCAGGTTGTCATGTCATATGAGTTCTTAACCATTTGCACTGGAGCACCTTTTTCGAATAGGGAAAGAACCTCCTCATAATCCCCTCTCATCATGAGCCTCTTGTCCTTACCCTTAGTCAAGATTTCTCTCTTGTCTGACTTAGACAGCAACCTGCAAACTTCCTCTACTATGTTGAACAGAATCCTGGCTTTGATGTACAGTATCATGATTTCCCGAATACCACCAATCTGCCCCTTCTTAAAGATCTGGATCATGACGTCGAAGTCTCTGTTACCCTCACCAGAAAAGGTCATGGCAACCTGGAAAGCCTGAGTTAACTTCTCGTCTCTAACAATCTCAGCCACAAGTTCAACTGCTTTTGTCCTCTTCCCTACTTCCTCTAATGCTTTTAGGTCCTTGTTGTCCATTCGATGACAAATCGTCTTGACAGATGCTTTGAAAGTCGCAAACTCACTAAGGTTCTTTGAGAGGATTTGATTGATCCTTGAGTGAGTCCTCCATGAGTTGTCAGGTGCTACATTGTCAGGATGCCGAGCCTGAAGCCTCATACCAACTTGAACTGCCCTACGGGAAAAGTAATGGCTTTCTGGATTGGACGACTTAATGTGGGATATGTCCTGAGAAACTGTCGTGTTTCCCATAATGTATGATAGCTTGCTAGTTGGAGTCTTCCTTCTAGCAATCTCCTCGTCATATTTCTCCTCTTCCTTGAGCACCTTGTCAAGGATACTTAAGGCATCTTGGGCTGGATTTTGTCTATCCTTGTTGTACATCATACACCAATATATCTCATTAAGATTGTAAGCAATAGGAACAAAGCCACCTTTTGTTATCAATCTAGGCAATTTCCCAACAATGCCTGTTGTTGTTTCATCATACGCACCAGTTTGGTCATCCTGTCTGGCTTTGGATATACTAATAAAATCTGCCAAATTGTTTGTTGCAAGAATGAGAACAGCTTTGTATGCCCGCTGCAGCATTGTCGATTGTATCACAGACCCAACTCTACTTGGGAATTTCTTCATGATTCCAGAAAATTGTTTATCACCTAAGGCTTTCATCCACAGGTATCTTATGGTTTGGTTTGTAAGTGAAGTCAATTGTTTGTCCTCTAAATATGTCAGCACCATTAGCTGGTAGTTTCCTGTTTTTATTTCGGACCGACAAGCTCCTTGCAGTGACAACCCGGGCTCAACTAGCCGCTCTGCACAAGCAACACTAGAGATTAAAGTACGATCGAAAGACCTAGACCAGTGTTTTAACCTGTCGGTATCAACAGATAACCATTCTGACTCCCAGTGGTCGCCGACAGGCAACCATGGTGCAGATAGAGGGTTTATTATAGGTCTCACGAATGAGACTATTTTAACAAACTCTGTGTTGGATTCGGTCCTCAATTGAGCGCCCGGTGCTATCAGGCAAAAGATTCCCCTGAACCCTGTTCCACAGATGACATATTGTCTGTTCTTTCTTCGTCTCATGCTATTTATGACAATTTCCTGAGAAAGCCTCTGATAAAACTTGGCTAGCCCAGCATGAGGACTCTGAGTGTGTAGTTCATAAAGTTGATTCATAGTTGTCTCCATAACTGAACCAAGCGTCTCAGGATCCGGGAAGGTGGGATCTCGCAGGCTGACCCCAGTTGAAGTGTCCTCTATGGTTTGAATCAACTGCTCAAGCTGTATCTCATGATCCTGTGAGACAGATATGTGAGTCGGCGGCTTTCTCTCTTGCTTCAGTCCAAGCTTGCGTATGAGGGATTTCCTGCCTGGGCCTTCCATCTGCTCTTTCTGAAGCTGGTCATCCGATAGTGAAAGCTTGACTGTCCTGTTTTCATCAGGATCAGATTGTTGTAAGAAGGCCTTTATCATGTCTAGGTAACCACCATGATGGCTGGTTGCTCTAAGCTCGTGCACTATCTGCTCAAAACTCACATTGATTTCAACGAACTCTGCCGGAGACCCAAGTTGCAAAATCCTTGGCAATTTATCAGTTGTCTTAGGTTTCGTGGAAAACTCCTCCCAGGAGCTCTTAAGATCAGTGGCAGAGCTGGGTTCAGGGTGTGGAGCTGGCCTGGGTTGTATCTTCCCATGGATGATACCGTCGGCTAACAGCTCCAGGTAGTCTTCATCTGACAGCTGCTCTATGCCTTTGCCTTCAATCCTCTCTATAAGATCCTCAAGGGTCACATCCCCGCCAGACATTCTGGAAAAGACAGATGGCAGGTCTGTCTTAGAAAGCTCAAATCTGAACTTGTCTAAGGCCAGGAACTCGGAAGTGTCACTTCGATAACTAGCAAAATTGCTGTTTGAGTGTATGTACCTAAGATTGTCTATGAATGAACTGAGCATTTTAAAATGGAGCGGAGGCAGCTTAGGCAAAGCATCTGGCCATTCTGGGTCAGTGAGATCCACTCCAATAACATTGAAGTTGATCTGAACATCAATTTTGCTAGCTATGAAAGCCAAAAGAGATTGGTACTTCGCATGCTTCTTTTGCTTCTCATGTTCAAAGTTGTAAGAGAGCAGGACCTCCCCAACTTCCAGATTACCAATCTCAAAGGTGTAGAGGTCAGGTCTCTGGTTGTTCAACTCAAAGATGTTGCTTGACAGGCCAAGCTTTCCGATGGTCAACTCCTCATCTGAATAGATGCCACACTCCAAAAGAGCCAAAACCAATATGTCATGCATGTACCGACGGTAGGTTGCATAATCATGGCCTGTTTTTGGAATGTAGTTCTCAGTTAGGCCTCTAGAAAAGGCATCCAAGTCATCTGGAGCAGCAAGCCTGGTGCTTAGGGTCCGGCTTATCCCTTGCCTCCCAGTTTCCAAATTAGTCATGGCTCTGGGTGTTGAGTCTTCTGTAAAGTGCTAATTCAATTAACGGGGTG